TATTATTAGGTCGTTCATCAGAATTAAATGTAAATATACATAATATTGTTTTTACACCAAATATTAATGATACGATTGTATTTAATAAATTAGAACAAATTAGTGGATTATATGTATTTTTATACTATATTGTTAAGATGATTGTACATTATAAAATTCATAACAGAGGTACACCAACCAATGCTGATTTTGATAATAATAGTTTTGCGCGATTTTTAACAGAAATAAATACTTCTATTATAAATATTGAGAGTATCCTAAATATGATAATATTCACAAAAGATTTTAAGATGGGTAAAACATTAAATAAAATTGATTTAGAATCCTTTTAATTAAATTTCTTAAAGAAAATTTATATTCCCCAATTACTATTTATTTTTAAAAGTTTATATAAACTTTTAAAAATAAAAATTGATAGTGGCTTAGGATTTTATATATAAAATCCTAAGAATACCTATTAACCTTTATAAATAAAAATTGATATTACGACTCATTAATATTAATACCTTTAATATTAATGTATCGGTCTAATAATAGTTATATTATTGCCTATGCTTGTTGTGGAATTACTATTCTTGCAACTTGTATTGCTATGATTATTTATGGGACACATAATATGTACAAAGGTGGATATAACGGTATGAGTTGTGGAGGTGATAATATTACTGATATGAATATTACAAATACTGATAACTGTTATACTATTGATTTTACTACTTGTGTTTATAATCATTATATTTGCAGTGGTGATTATCATATTACATATCCTCTAAATAATACTTGTGTAAATAATAATACAATGGCATTTATTGTTAATAGTATTATAAATAAAACAGAATTTACTTGCTATATTGATGCGCATCACGGAACAATTATCGATAATACAGTTGTATATAATTCTCCTTCTAAATTTCTTATTATTAGTTGGTGTATAGTTGTATTTGTACTGTTGCTATTTTGTATTCATTGTTGTGTTGAAAATAGCAGGAGAAATATTAGAAGAGAATATTATGTGGTTGCATAATAGCGACGTTCACAATTGTGCGCGTCGTAATAGGTAAGTGCAGACTTGCCTATTAGCGAACAAAACTGGTTGCGATAAGTCAAAAGTGCGGAACGCACTTTTGAATTACGACAACCACAATTGTTTATTCAGGATTTCTTAAATAACTTATATAGTCATTATTAAAAAATATATATGATAATAATTGAAATTGAAATTTTACATAAACCTTAAAACGTGGGAACTCTATATATTCATTTATTATTTCTGATAATTCTAATTTTTTAGGTGTAATTAATTTAATATATTGTGGATTATACATTGATTTATTTTCATTATCTAATTCATAATATGATCTAATATATTCCAAATACAATAAATGAATTGCACCACGTAATGCATTATTAACCCATAATTTATATTTTTTTAGTACATCATCAAATCTAGTAGTTATAAAAGGTTTAAATTTATTAATAATAGTTGTACCAAGTGTAATACTTGTGTATATAGGCATCATCATATCAAATTTTTCTTGGTCTAGTGTAATTGTATTTATTATATCATTAGATACATTAAAAACAAATGCAAAGTCATATTCTTCTGATGGATTCATACTATTGGTTACTTTAAAATTCAAAATATTATCTGTATTAATATTCTTTAATTTATCTGGGAATGTTATTTTATTTAATAATCTACCAGATGTATTATAAATCGGTAATATATGAATATAACTATTTATATTACTGCAACTATCAATTATAATGGTTGTATCATTAATTAATACTAGTATTATTAAATATTTTTCATTACGATATGATATTGTTGTAATTAAATTTGTCGATAATATAATTGTATATTTATCATTATTTATTATATTTGGATTAAATAATAAACATTCTTCAAATGGTTTATGATGATTATATTCAAAATATGTTTTTAATATTTCGTATTCATTAATATTATTTAATGTTTTATCATTATTTATTTGTTTAAACCGTTCCATTTCTATATCTTCGTCCTTATCAGTTTCACGTTGTCTTTCAGTTGTTTTTTGTAAATTTACATTTGATGTATTTGTTTGATATAATAATGTTATTAATTCATAATCATTCTTACTTATAATATATTCATATGTATTAATAAATGGTTTCCCTAACATTGTTTTTATTCTTTCTAAATCATTATTAAATATATTTATGTTTAATTTCATCATACATAATTCTCTTAATGATATAGTTGGATGTAATTCTATATCTTCATATAATGTTTGTAAACTTGTTTCCATATAGTTCTTATTAATATTGCTACGTATGTAATATTTCATATATTGGAGATATAATAATGGTTCATAATTTTTTACATATGAATCCTCGTTTCTCAATAGCATTTTACGGATATCTTCTGATGTATTATAACTCTCATTCCCAACATATCCGAACATACAGGTTTGACCTTTGTTTAATTTACGCATACGATACATTGCCTGGGCTACCTGGGTGTATGTATTATTATCATCTACCATTACAATCCCTTGTAAAGAGGTAGATTGATTCATAATATCTATCCCTACAATATGACGTTGACTAAAATAATATACTGGGTCTTCTATATTTATATCATATATATGTTCTCCATTGTAAACCATTAATACATCTGTTTTAGTTAAATATTTAACCGGTCTATTTTTTAATTTATATAATATTTCAGCTATTTCTTCATTAGAATAATCCCTAAATATGGCACAAGCATCAATAATCACATCAAAATTCATTAATATTATATTTTTTAACATTTCGAGCTTATTATTATTTGGGAATTTTATAATACTATTATGAGTTAACATTGCAATATCAACATTATTACTATCAATATCTTTTATAATTTCAGTATTATATTTCCTATATGGATTTTCATCTAATGTGGGAATATTTAAATTTATATTGGTTGTACCAGAATATCCAACTTGCCAATCGCATTCCATTGAAATTATATCTATAAATGAACAGTTGAGTATATTATCAGCTATACCAAAATTGATACAAATCAAATGAAGATATTCTTGAAATAACTTTGGTGATATTATAATAGGTTTTGTTTTTCTTAATATTTTAATTTTATCTTTTAATGACATATTTTTATAATCAAAATCTACTATTTGTTGTTCTGCTATTATCTTATTTATTAATCTTTTATTAATACTATCAATATAAATAATATCATTTTCATCTATAATAAATTGTGTCCGCAAATTTTTATCTTTATAATACATTATAGTTAATACCAATGATAATATATATGAACTAAAATTAGAACCTTCATTTGGACTATCTTGTCGGTTAAAAGGTATGCATATTCTGTTCTTTGTTGCATTAATAACACTCATACCATATGTTACATTCTTAATATGTTGTTGTGATTTTACAATATCAAATATATCTTTTTCCAAACTATATTGCTTATCAGACAATGGTTTATCAGATGTTATAGATTTAATGGTTATATCATAAATTCTATCAACTAAATTCATATCAATTTGTTTTGGTGTATTATTGATAATATTGAAATTACTTTGGAGTGGGTTATACATACTATCAAATTCATCAAACAAGTAAATACCCTGTTTATCATATTTATTTTCTAAAAACTGCTGTTTTAATGTTGCATCTGACATTATATTTGGTTTTACACCAAATAACTGAGAATAATCTATATATGTGTTTTTTGTTTGTTTTATTAAATGTTCTGGTACAATTATATAAACCGGTTTATCCATACTAATAAAGGTATATGCTAATATTGGAGTAATAACTGAACTCTTCCCTTTTGCCATCATAAACTGATGTACTCTACGTATTTTTGTTTTATAATCACTTAACATTTCTCTTACTTTATCAATTTGTTCCTGTCTCAATACTCTTCCAAATATAATTTCTACCATACCCTCAATAATGGTAAGATTATTTTCTCTCTTATTAAATAATTCCGCAATTTCATAAATATCATGACATGATAATTTAGTACATTTATTTATTATTTTCTTTAATGCTAAAAGAGAATCTATCATACTATTTGTTTGTAATAATAATGATAATATACGGTAATTATAATTAATAAATGAAAATAAACTATTTATAGTAGTATAATTATAATTAATTCTTTCTATTAAACGTTTTCTTAAAATATCAAATCCTTTAATAATCCTATCAATTACTTCAACTTGTGGTTTGTCATCACAATTTGTTTTACATTGAATATTATTTATTCTCTCAATAAAATTTTTTGCATCTTTATTTAACCATTTTATAAATTTTAACTTTGAATCCATAGATGGAGTTTTATTTATTAGTATATTCCTTAATACATCATTAATTGTTTCTTTACCCTGATTAAATAATCCTTCTAATTTATCAAAATCTGTTTGGTTATATTCTAAATTATTTGTAATATTATGTATATCATCATTATTTATAATAACTTTCTTATATAAAAACTCGCCATATTTTTCTTTCCTTACATTCTTTAAAAATCCAATATTATATTCGTTATAATATGGAGTTATATGATTTGACTTGATAATAAATTCACCATAATAATATCGTGTATTATCTGCCTTATAAACTGAATTCTTTAGTAAGCGATGGTCTACTATATTTTCATAAAAAAATGAAATAAATTTAAATTTATTATTATTAACATTCACAAAATTTAAAGAGTTTTGTGGTGCATTTATTAAAAACGGATATTTACTTACATTATTGGTAAAACTATACATAACATTATTTATCATAATATTATCAGTATCAATCATACTATGTGTTGAGGACGATAAAATCTCCGATTTATAAGTGTGGATTCCTTGTCCTTCAACCAAAGATATTATTTTTTTCTTAAAAATAAATAATAAATTTTTTTCAAATGGCTGATTTTGATAAATAGTATTATTTATTAACTCTAAATCATCTTTTTGTTTAATATTTTCATACAATGTTTTATCTTGAATGATAATTATATAATTATCTGTGTGATATACTTCACTTCGATTAGGTATTATAAAATACGATAATAATAATGATTGCGTATGATATCGCGGTATTATTTTCTCAGTAATATTTTCATTATTATATGTAAAATTAATAGTATTATCAATATTATTTACTATTACTAAATCGCTCGTTAATTTTTTATTCATATTTAAAAATAATCTATTTATAATATCTTTATTATACTCAGTGTATGGTTTAAGTTGTTCATAAATAATTTTAATATTTTTTAATATTTCTTCATTATACTGAATTAATGTTTTCTTATTATCTGGTATATTTGAATAATCAAAATAAAAATAATTACGAAGTTGTTCTGGATAGAATAGATGATGCATAGAATTTATTGATGTACTACCACCAAATTCTACCATATAATACATATCACCAATTGTATTTAATAAACCGACAATAACATCTGCATTAGGTGTTATATTATTTTCATCTAATTTTTTAATTATATTATATATAATCTTATAGCGTTCATCAATATTAAATAAATGATAAAACGTAAGATAAACATTATATAAGGACTTTAAATCCCATTCATTATTTAGTGATATCATATCACTATCTATGGAACAGTCTTTTAATTTTTGTATAATATGTGGTAATAAATTATTCAAATTATGTATGTTAAATATATTAAATTCTCCTTGAGTTTTATCTACTATATAATTTATGATAAATGTACTCGTATCTTCTGATGAACCACGAGTTGTTACATATGGCTTTGTTATAATATTTAAATTTATGTAAAGATTTGCATTATTATTATAAATAATTAAAGGGTCATACCGTGCATTTCTATCATATTTATTATAATTAGTATATTTTATCGAATAATACTTCCATAATTCACATTCATTTCTTAATCTTATAAATTTTGGTGGTGATTTGTCTTCTGAATAAATACTAGTATACATATTATGATAATAATTCATCATAAAAATAAATTTGATTTCGTCTATTGTTAATTCATATCTAATGGGCATATTTGTAAATAATAGTATAATATCCTTGTTTAAATTTATTAATTTAAAATCTTCAATTATTGGCTTGAATTCTTCTTCCCATTTCTCACGATGAAAATAACACTCCCATAACATAGATAATAACGCAAATTCATATTTCGCGTGAACCATATAATGTTCTTTATTATTTAATCCTTCATATGCTCTAACAATTTCCATTAATATATTTTTTTTATTACGAATATCATTAATAAACCGTTTATTTAATTCAAATGGAACAGTAAATACATCAATTGTAAGATTAAAATACGTCTCGGTCGAATGTTGACTATCTACTAATATATTATATGTTTTCATAATGTTATAATATGATAAAGAAGATGGTATTATTTTATCTTCTACTAGTTTGTTATATATTAATGCTGGGTTTGGTGAATTCTTATTGATAGAATATATATAATGAGACTCGCCGATAAATCCTTGTAATATAGTATATAATCTTACAGTTAGTGCTTTATAATAAAGGGGTATCATACTTGGGACGTTGGTTTCCATCATATGAATAAACCACGCTACTAAACACGACTTATATGTACATGTACCAGATTTTTGTATCTCAAATAATAATTTCTTATCATGACTTTTAATTTTAAAACTATTTAATGCAGTAGTAATATAATTATTTAATTGTCTATCTGATTCAGTAAACTTAAATCCATTCCATATCTTAAGAATATTATTAATATTATTTTCTGTAGCTGTAATATTTCTAGATACAGATGTTTTAAAAATATTAAATATTTTTATTATTTTTTCTAATGTTATTCTACTAAATAATTTATTTAATAGTTCATAGTATATTTTAACACCACCGCTATTCATAATAGTTTTATCAAAATAAGCATAGAACGCCGTTAAACTTTCATATGAATTAAATAAGTTAGGTGGGTCATTAAATATTTCAACCAATACATCACTATCATACTCAAAATAACTTTCCAAATAAATATTATCACAATAGTAGAAAACAGTATTCATCATAAAGTTAAACATCAATCTTGAACAACTTGAAACATAGCGATAAAATATAAAAGGCTTTAAATATTGAATAAATGAATTTAATAACTCTTTGTCACGGGGTAAATATATATATTGTCCGGATTCATAATATGAACCAATTAATTTGGTCTCATCTAACCCTTCACCTGTATTTATATAATATGCTTTTATATAGTCATTTCTTTTAATAAAATATAATGCGGTTGCGTGTTTAGGTGGACCAAAATACATATAAGTTGAATCATCTCCGGGTGAATTAAGAAATTCAGCTAATAAAAATACAGTTTGAATATATTCTTTAAAATTTTTAGCATTACCATTTGAATCTGCTGTAATTTGTGATTCATTTAATAATCTAAATCCAGACCGTGGATTTATATTTTTAGTAAATGAACTTGGAATATCTATACTTGCTCCATACTCTGCTGATAAATAACCATCATATATATGAAATAATGTTAATTTTTCATCATTATACGATGATGTGCGAGATAATTCTTCAATTTGTTCAGAAGGCATTATAATATCATCCTCTTTATAAAATTGGTCGGGTTCACCATTATTATCGTCATATTCTTCGTGTCTGTAATCATCATAGTTACGTTCATTATAAATAGTAAATAAATTTTGAAATTCGCCTTCTGATATAACTTTACTAAAAGGATACGTTTTGGGAGTTTGGTCAGATTGATATGAATAATCTTCCTCATCATAATCATAGTTTGAATAATAAGACATTTTTATTATATATATTTATAAAAAAATGTAGTGTGAAAAATTGCACACACCACAATTACCATTCAATTGGATGTTTCCCTTGATTTATAAGGTGTTCATCAATCTTCTTAAATATCATACTATTATTAAAACCGGTGTGTGCACTAAGTGGGGATGGATGTGCAGTTTCAAATATGGTATGTTTTTTTGTGCATATTAATGTTTTTTTACTTTTGGCGAAATTACCCATAAGTAAAAAAGTTGTTCCATCATTAATTTCCTGAAACCATTCTATTAATTTATTTGTAAAATCTTCCCATATTTTCATATGACTATTTGATTTACCTGCTATCACGGTGAGAGCAGAATTTAGCATTAATATGTTCTCTTTTCTTGCCCATCTTTTAAGTAATCCGTGTTTTGGTATAATGTAATTTGGATAGCAATTTTTAATTTCATTAAATATATTTTTTAATGATGGTGGGATTTTACGATGTATTTTTGGGATACTAAATGATAGACCCATTGCCTGAGGTTTACCGTATTCTTCGGATATGTAAGGGTCTTGACCTAAAATTACTAGACGGATATCTTTCGGCGAACTGTAGAAAAGTGCTCGGAAAATATCCTGTCTTTTGGGGTAGATTAGGTTTGAAATATGTTGGTCATTTAATATTTTGAATATTTTTATTAAATCTTGTTTTTTGCTTTCGAAAAAGGGGAGCCAATCGGGATGTATTCTTTTGGTCATTTTTTCATACCTATAATATGGTTTTTTCATTAAATTGATTGAAGTTGATGTTAATATAATTTTGTTTCAAATTTTTTATTTTTAGAATAATTCGTTTAAAAATGGTTTTTGAAAAATATATAAATTTTTTACAAATTTTACAAATTTTACAAAGATTTTTATACAAACCATTTTCCTATGGGCGTTATCCCGTCTCTCTCTCCCGCAAAAAATATGGCTTCAAACGTCAGCCATTGGCTGACGTTTGAAGCCATATTTTTTAATGACTATAAAGGAATATTTTTTATGAAGCATATATATGGACATTCCAAAATCATACGATTGCAATGTTTGTGGTTTAAAATATAAACACCGACAAAGTCTTCACAAGCATATTAATAAGAAACATCCTGACTATTCCGCCAAAATTCCGCCAAACTCCGCCAGCGCTCCGCCAAACTCCGCCAAAATTCCGCCAAACTCCGCCAGCGATTTGGAAAGTATAACAGACGACACAACTGTCGGACTTACATGTACTTATTGTTTGAGGCAGTTTATGAGGTCTGACTATTTATATAAACATATTAATATGAATCGATGCAAAAAGAAACAAGAGTACGATAAGGAAAATGAAAAACTAAAATCCGATTTAGATATATTAAAAGAGCGTATAACTGAACTATTAAACACGCGTAATAAGATTCATCCAAAAACATTACAAAAGATGATAAATAATAGTAATAATACAAATAGTAATAATACAAATAGTAATAATACAAGTAATAATACTAGTAATAATACAAACAATGGCACTATAAATAATGTAAATATAATAGCACTCGGGAATGAGAATATCCCGGCTCTATTTAATACTACTGAAAAACTGGAAGTATTAAATAAGAAAAATAATGCATTATATCATCTTATTGAGAAGGTTCATTTTAATGATAATTATCCACAATTTAAAAATATATTTATAACAAATAATCGACACAATGAAGCCCATTTATATGATACTGATAGTAATAAATTTAAGGTGGTTGATAAAGAAGAAGCAATAAATGATATTATTGAATACAGGGTTTGTGATATTGAGGAGTTTTACGAGGAATTAGGTGAGAGATTGGACCCAAAAGCGAAAGATATATTGGAGAATTTATTTAGAGAACGTGGTGATGATAATATAACACGGGATAGAGTTAAATTATTGATTTATAATAATAAGAAAAATTGATATTTTTTTATACTAATATCTTATTATTAAATATTAATGAATACCATCGAGGCGGAAATGGTCTACAATGCTATTATTGATAATAATTATGGTAATGTGATAAAGTATATTAATAATGATAATATTGATGATTGCTTTTTGTTTGCTTGTCGTAGGAAGAACTTTCAGATGATGCATTATATTTTGACACTGTATAGACACACTAAATTGAATCCAGTTAAAATTACAATTAATGATATAATGAGAGTATATCTTACATTGCCTATATTTACTTATCTCAAGTCTTATGGTATTGTTATTTACAAGCCACAATATATATTTATTTAATAAAAATTGATTGGGAGATAGGAAAATTATAATTTTCCTATCAACCCCAATTAACCTTTATAAAAAGGCTTTACATAGCCTTTTTATAAAAATTGATTAATCCACATTATAATCCATTAACTATATGGTAATGTTCGGTTATACAGAGCAAATCATCTGGGCTATATTGAAAAGCTCATTTACTCTCAATACATTTACCTATTTCTTGGTATCGATTATTGCTATTATTTTGAGAACCCATATTGATATTATTATGGCGTGGTGTATGTCTACAAATCTTTTTTATTTTGATATTCTTATTCGATTGTTGGTATCATCAATGCTAGTTATAAATTCAAAATATACTTTTGATATGGTGTATAGATACAAGCCGGAATTGTACAAAATTGTGGAGAAATTGGTTAATAATTACACTGAAGAGAATTTCAAAAGATGGAGGCGATATGTGGTATTAATTATATGTGCTTATTTCTATTTGGCATCATATATTATTACTATTTCAAATGAGAGTGTAAGACAGATGATTATTGAATTTATTCTCTGCTATCACTTGGTTGAGATTTTTGAACGTATAAATAAGACCAAGTTTAAATTATATCAAATTAAGGAGTTTGAATGCACTCAGTTCAATACAACAGTTATGGATGACAACTATCATCCCGAATTATTTGATATAAAAAAATCTGAATAATAGTAATATGGAATATTATTTTTTAGCTCATACGGGGAGACAAGCGACTCACGAGAGAACAACTGCAATTAAAAGTACCAATTCATTTATAACATTTACTGAATATAGTAAAACAATGCATATAACTGTTCATATATGGATTGTTAAAGCATTAAAAATAATGCAAAAAGATGTAAGAGCATATGTTAACGGAGATGTTAATAGTATAAATAATTTAAGATTTAATAAAACATTAAAAACTAATATTATTAAATTAGTTGAAGAAGATAATATTAGGGCTTTAAAAGAATCAAGTGATAAAATAAAAACAAAAATAAAATTGTCAATAAGAGACATTTTTGTATATAATCACTATAATGATATATTATCTGGTAAAATTAAATCTGGAGACCGTCGTTTAGTTGATTTTTTGGATATATTGATAATGGAATGTATAAATGCATTATATATTAAAAGTAAAAAAAATCTTGTAGGATTCTTCAGTAAATCATATAGTCAACGGGATTTAATTAGTTTCATAATTAGTAATACTAAATTTACTGAAAATTTTGAATCACTGTGGGATACATCAATTAAAAATATAAATCTTTTTAGTCCAATGACTGATATGAGTATATTGGATGATATGAAAAAAAGTTATAATTCATTATATAATAATTTTACAAAAGACTTAACGTTTATGGATATTTTTCAAGCATATACAAATATTGACGTTAAATTATATAAAAAGGGTCAAACAATGCCAAATCTTAAATTTCAATTTAATGGTATATTTCAACATTCAAATTATAGCACTATCCATAAAATGGGTTTATATTATTTTAATGTGAATTACGCCAATATAATAAATATTAGGACTAATAAATTAATACCTAAATTCATTGAGAATATGGATGAGAAAGATATAATTTTAAATGATGTTAATATAATTAAAAAAGATATGATGAAAGACAGTTTATTCCCTATAGAAGAAGATTGTATGCCCATATTAGTTGGTAAACAAAATATGATAATGCTATGTCCATCTGATATGCAAACATTATTAAATCATATTGACGATATCAATATTGTTGATAGTATTTTTTACTTATTTGGATGTTCTGCACAACCCGAGAAAAAGATTAAAACTCCTGAATTAGAAGAGCAGATTAGAATTAGTAGACAGCTATCAATAGAAGGACAACAAGATTTTAATAAAATGAGGGATGAATTACAAAAAAATAAAATATTAGATGAAAAAGGTAATATGTGCGACCCGCCATTCAGAAACGGTAATACCGTTTCTGAATGTTCGGGCGCTCTTTTGGTCCGTGAAGATTCGAAAACGGTTTTCGAATCGCCCGAGACACATATAATAAAAATGGGAAAAGAAAGTGGTATAACAACGGATGAATATGACCCTTTACTTGATGTACAGCAAAAATATCTTAAATATAAAATGAAATATTTACGTCTTAAAAAATTGTTATAAAAAAATCCTACATTATAATAGTAGATGGGTTCCAAAGCCGATGAGCGAGAAATAGAGGAATCTTTTTTTAATTTGGCAGGATTTGTGCCATATAATGATGTTTTCCATAATTTACATTTGTGGCATATAACAATTGATAGTATGATAAAACGTGGTGGTCAAATAGAATTAAATTTAAATGTCCCATATGGCGAAATGGAAATTGAACAAGAAGAAGTTATTAATGATATTAACTTTTTTGGGAAATCAACATTAAGATTAAAAATACATATCAATAAAAACAATATAAATTATTTATTTAGCAATAAAGTTAAAATTATATTCTATTGTGAATTAAAATATATATTTATTGACACACCATATATTTATCCCCATAATTGGTATTATATGTATAACCGTTCTTATCTATGTAATAAAGTTATATATTCAATCGATTATATAAAATCATTTATAGATGCATATAAGAGAGTATTTAATAGTAATGTTCCATTTATATTTATTGCTAAAACAGATGAGAACGCAAAAGAATATATATTTAATATTATAATAAAAGAATATTTGAACATTTATTATACATCAACCGAGAATGACACCATTATAATGAACCTAATAGTGGATAAGAGTTATTTTAATAACAATATTATAAAATATAAAAAAATAAGACTGGTTATTCCCCGGGTTGTAAAAGATAGAGTAATGCAATTTAAGTTTATTACTGGGTCTATTTAATTATTCCCACGCTTATAATAGTATTAAATTCTAACCATCCTCCGGATGGTTAGAATTTAGCATATGTTGTGTGCGACAAGGAATCCGCACTTATAAATCGGAGATTTTATTGTCCTCAACACATATGTGAGCATCGGTATTTGAAAATGGTAAGACCGTTCTCAAATATATGGGCTCTCTTCTGGTTCGCGAATAGCGCCGAACACATATACAACAAGAAGAGTAATTATTTTTTCAAATATTTTTTTAATTCTAAATATTTCTTTTTATATTTTAAATATTTATTTCTGAACGGTATACCTTTACTAATATACATAAATTTAAATAAATTATATGGTAATGGTAATTGACAGATTAGTTCTCCCTCTTGAAGATCTAATCCTTGAAATATTTGAGCAATAAAATCATCCAAGTCGAGTTGATTAAAAATAATTGAATCTTCTGATATAGCACCATATTGCCATCCTTGATTAGCATATAATAAATCCATTGAAAAAGTTTCATTACTCATAAAAAATTCTTTCCACATAAAAACAAATTGAGCAATATTAGTAAATTCTTCAAAGTAAATTAAATCTCGTGTGGGTGTTTGAACATCAAGAGCTTGTGAATAGAAATGATCATCATTTCGCGCAATTTTAAAAGAAAAATATAAACCATATTCCATATCCTCATGAGCTCTAAGTAAATATGTAATAAAATTATCTATTTCTAATTCATCTGATGAATTTACCAATTGATTTTGTTCAATCATAATATTCATAAAATCAATTATATGTTGTTTATTATCTTCATTTATATAACTAAATTTTACTTTTGTTAATATTTCCGATTCATATTCAAATAATAAAAATCTATATATATTTAATTTATTCATCTCTTGATCGCTGTGTGCTTCTCTAAATCTGTCTTTAATATCAGTTAAAACTTGATTTAATAATTGCAATCCGTCTTCATCTGCGGGTGATTTTCTTAATTTATATATTGTTTCATTATGAAATAATTTCGGTATTAAATCATAATTCTGTTCTACACCATTAATATAAGCATCTTTACGCGTATATATATACAATTTACTCATATAATATATAATATATAATATTTATGCGACCCGAATATTCAAAAACGGTTTTTATTGACTTTGTAAAAAGATTACCCGTGACACATATAATATTTTTATAATTATTTATTGTGTATCATCTACACTCAATCAATTTAATGTGAACGCGAATGAGAATAAATGTGGTGTGCGACAAGGAATCAGCACTTATAAATCGGAGATTTTATTGTCCTCAACACAAATATCAACGATACATAAAAATTGATAATTATATTCACTATTCCTTTAACCTATTATATTAATGGCTAAACTAACAATACAACACTTTTGCGGTAAATCTGCTGTTATTTTTAATCTGACTGGGACATTGATTGATATTAATTCTCGAATTCCATTTGATGCAACCAAGTCAGCGTCAAGACAAATTGAGTCATATCATATTAGGCATTATATTAATGGGGATGATATCAACCAATTCAATCATTTAGAGAAGTTCTATCGTATTAAGGATTATGCCAAGTTTTTCACCAAGGCAGTAAATGGAATGGCTGATAAATTACAATCTGTAAATGTTATCCCTGGTGCAGGTGAGTTGATTGAAACATTGCGACAACAAAATATCCGTATTGGGGTTGTGTCTAATTATGGCAAAGAATTAACCAATATTGCTATTCGTAAATTGCACAAAGAGAAAATTCACTATGATGTAATTATTAATAGGGATAATGTTATGGTCCCACCACCTGCACCCTGGCAGTTATATCGTTGTATGGAATCTCTCAATACCTTCCCAGAATATTGTATATATATTTGTCCTCCCCATATTGTTAATGTTATTGAAGGGAATAATGCAAAGGTTGACACTGCCTGCATCGGGAAGAGTAATAATATACGTATTCAACAAAATAGTAAATATTATTGCGATAATTTGGAAGACCTAGTAAAAGAAGTAATGGATTGTAGATTTTAATTATTTTTCTGTGATACTTACTTTAAATCTATATGTGGAGAAATCATACTCTTTATAATTTTTATGTATAATTTCATCGTGTACTGTTATTCGTTCCGTTCGTATATCCCAACGATTCAATCTACAAGCTGATTTTAAATATTTTTCTATTAATTTACAACGTTCATTAAATTCCTCATAGGTATGTGTTTTTTCTCTTTCATATAATATATATAAATTTCCATATATCACATTATACTGACTATGTAGTGCGTGCATCATTGATACTTGTATCATCTCATCATTTTTAGTTCTATCTATATAATTAGGATGGAAATCAGCTATCAATATATATGGTTCTTTTTTTGGTTTGGTATAAAACGGATTAAAGTAGTCATACCAACTATATACTGGCTTAAAATAACTTCGTATATGTTCATACATTTTTAACATTTCATCAAATCTGTCCATTAATATATTTTATATTTTAAACTTCTATTTTATGGCGATTGTTAAATAATAGCAATTTAATCTTACCTTTAGTTGCCTCATTATCCCCTCGGTGTTCAATTAACTCCTCTATTTTATCACGAACTGGTTTTTCTATTTCATTCTTATATTGCATATAATATTCTTCAATATCACATACTCGGTAATCAATTAATTCATCAATTAGTTCATCTTTATCGACCATTTTAAACACCTTATTATCTGGGTCATATACATGGGCAAATGTTGTGCGCATATTTGTTATGGCTATATTCTTAAATTGTGGGAATTTATCATTGAAATGCACTAATTCAATCATATATGGGAGAGCATTTTCTTTTTTATTTAAAATGGTTAATTTATCGGTTTTAGTTAAAACGTCATCAATATTCTCGTGTCCCAATGCCATTATATTTATGGTATTATTATTAATTATCCCATTATTTAAATCTCGCCCGGCAGAGTTATTTATTTTTTGCAATGTTTTATAGTGCATTTTACAGTTCTTATTTAATAGGTCATTCATCATTTTCTTCAATTCTGCCATATCATTTTTAAATTCTTCTTCTTTTTTAATCATATCTAATTTAAGTTTTTCATTTTCTTTTTTTAAAGTGTCCATTCGTTGTTGTCGTAATTTACATATTTCATAATGACGTCTTAAATTACGTGTACTAGCAAAATCTTTATTACAATCTTCACATATAATATTACGTGGTTCAGGTTCAATTTCACTTGAATGCATTGTTTTAATATGTTTATTTAAAGTATTTGTTGTCTTATAGTATTGTTTACAAAAATCACATTTATATGTGTTTTCCATTATATATACTTATATATTTATCTTTAATTAAATTATTAACTTTTAATATAACATTTTATATATAATATATTGTTATAATACGTAATATTACGTATTATAATAGGATATTTTTATCTTAAAATAAATTGGCAAAAAAAGGCAATTTTGGGCAAAAAATGGCAAAAAATGGCAAATTTAGGCAAAAATTGCTATTTTAAAATAGCAGACTTTGATAATAAAAAGTGTACTTTTTGACAGGCGAACTTTATTGCTCACCGCATAGCGGTCGATTACACCCAAAAAGTAATCATTTTATTGAAAGTTGAGGGGGGGGAGTCAGACAAAGTCCCCATAGGAAAATAGATTTCTATAAAAATCTTTTTAAAATTCAAAAATTTACAAAAAATTTATATATTTTCTAAAAATTATTTTTAAACGAATTTTAAATGAATATTTTACGTGAATAATTAATTTCAGCAAAAATATTAGCAACCAAACCATCGTCAACGTAACTCATAATCGGTATGTATTCCCAGTCGCCATTTACATTTCTATCTCTACCCCATTCACATACTTTTTTTAATTTATACACGGTACTATCATATTTTGTTTTAATATTTTGATTTGCATAATCCCACGATATAAATTCAGCATCTTTAATATAATCATCATATGGAATGAAATCTTGTGGATAAATACGATAAAGCCAATCTGAATCATCGCGTTCAAATTCTATTATTTTATCTAATGTTGAAAACGTTTCAATTCGGTCAATAATGCCATCAAATAGTTGATATAGAACATACATTATATAATATATATTATATTTTGAATATAAATAAATCAATTTTTTTGTTAATAACATTGCGTATAACCAAGTCGCGCCAATTCACCCCAAGTTAGGGCGGTATAAAACTTGAGCAGATTGGGATATTTGACAAATTCATTAAGTTGTTCCAGTCTCATTGCGCCAAATTCCCTCGCCCTAGTATCACCCATTTCAGCAAGCCATTCGGGAGTGCTTTTAACTTGGTCCCGTGGAATCTTCAGTTTAATAGCCATCTTATAAACCGCTGTATCAACATCATTTGGGTTAAATGGTTCATAGCCAAGGGTCTTGATATGTGCAAGGATAGTTTGTTTGGCATCCTTTGCGCGTCCGTTAGCCTTGTCATACATTAGACAAAGCAGTGCCATACGATTGGCATCATATACATTAGTATCATCGAGAGCAAAAATAGAGGACATTAATATAAAATATTATGTTTCAATAATATTTTATATCAATTTTTATTTGTGAGTTTTATATTAGGTTCAACTTATTATCAATTTTAACCAAATACATTCTCCCCACAATATTCAATATATAAAAATCCATCCTCATTCTTATATTTATTATAAAGGTGTTCTATAGTATTGGTCCCAGATATAATTATTTTGTTATCCGGATTATATAAATATATTGATGTTGATTGATTAACACTTAATCGCTTTCGTAAAATAGCGATAAATTGAGTTATAGTTAATTCTCCAGGAACCAAGTATTT